TTACTCTTATCGGGGAGTGCTGGTGTGGGAAAGACCACAGTGGCAAAGGCATTGTGTAATGAAATGGGTTGTGATTGGATCATCATCAATTGCTCTGAAGAGGGAAATATTGACACTCTTCGGACAAAGATTCGTCAGTTTGCTAGCACAGTTTCTCTTTCTGGGGATGTACGCAAGGTAGTCATTCTTGACGAGTTTGACTATTCAAATGCAAATAGCATTCAACCTGCTCTTCGAGGAGCAATTGAAGAGTTTGCAAATAATTGTAGATTTATTCTCACTTGTAATTACAAGTCAAGAATTATAGAACCAATTCATTCTCGTTGCACTTGTATTGACTTTGTTCTCCCACCTTCTGAGAAACCTCAGATTGCTGCAAAGATCATGGATCGGTGTTCTTATATTCTTTCGAATGAAGGAGTAAAATTTGACAAAAAGGTTCTTGGTCAATTGATCATGAAGCACTTTCCAGACATGCGAAGAGTTTTAAACGAACTTCAGCGATATGGTGTGTCTGGAAAGATTGATGTTGGAATCTTATCTTCTCTTCAGGAATCGGAGATCAAAAATCTCATCGTCTCTATGAAGAATAAGGATTTCTCGTCAGTCAGAAAGTGGGCGGCACTGAATGCTGAAACATCCCCTGTCGAGGTGTATAGGAAAATCTACGACGGTCTGGGAGACAATCTAGAGAACCAAAGTATCCCAGAGGCAATTCTAATACTTGCCGAGGCACAGTATCGTAGTGCGTTTGTTGCTGATCAAGAAATTAACATGATGGCATGTCTCGTACAGATGATGATGTCTTGCGCTTTTAAATAAAATGCTATCCGACTTTTTAAATTCAATAAACCAATCCAAAGATAATTTGCTGAAAGGCGATTCTCGTTTGGAAAAGGAATATGTTCCTTTTGTCATTAATAAGTGTTTTTCATATTTTCCAGATACTGTGTTCTATGCCAACAGAATGAATCAGGTTCCTTTTTTGGATAAGAGGATGCAATATGATTATTTGCTATCTTCCATATCCAAGAGGAAAAGATTCTCCAAGTGGGTAAAACCAGAGGAAGATAAAAATATAGAGATTGTTAAAGAAATTTTTGGATATTCTGACGCAAAAGCAAGAGAAATTGTTGATTTGCTACCAATGGACAAAATGAAGGATTTTGTCCAAAAAGGGGGTCAAAAAAGATAAAATAATAAATATTTTCTGTTAATATGGGAGTACATAATGACAGAAGATATTTTTGAGGGATTGGGAGTGGAAGTCACTTTAAAATCAGAAGAGGACTTCTTAAAAATTAAAGAAACTTTAACGCGGGTTGGAGTTTCATCTAAAAAAGAAAATAAACTATATCAAAGTTGCCATATATTGCATAAGCGCGGTAGGTATGCAATTATGCACTTTAAGGAGATGTTTATACTTGATGGGTTAGAGAGTGACATGTCTACGGATGACTTGGGTAGGAGAAATACTATAGTCAGACTGTTGACCGAGTGGGGTCTAGTAAAACCTGTAAATCCAGATAAGTACAAAGAACCACAACTTTCTTTAGCAAGATTAAAAATCATACCACATAAAGACAAATCCTCTTGGGATCTCATACCTAAATACCATATAGGAAAGTGATTCCCGAAAGGATTTTTTATTATGGATAGATTACAAGCAATCGGCGCACCCTTCGAAACTAGATATTCTTCATGTTCGAATAAAAAACCACAGTTATTCGAGTGGACTGACGAAGAGCAATCGATAAAGGTATACCATGACGGTGCTATAATTCATGGTATGCAACAGAAGAAAAAACCAGGAGAACTGAAAATTGGTTGGGTTTGTGAATCCAGGACCATATTTCACTCAATGGCTCCAGGAACCAGAGGAGTTCCTAGAGATTTGTGGGATGCACATTTGGATAAAGTTTGCGAATCCTACGATGCAATCTTTACATCTGAACGGTCTTATGTTGGAAAGAATCCAAAGATGCATTTCTGCTATGCAGGAAGCAATTTGCCTTGGATTAAGGATCAACAGATCTTTTCAAAGACTAAATTGGTTTCTCTGATCGCATCTCCAAAGAACTTTGCATTTGGTCACGCTCTGCGTCACACAATGGCAGAGAAATACAAAGACAAGGTAGATTTGTATGGTGGTGTTCTGGGATCAAAGCGCATTGGTGGCAATGTGCCTTGGGGAGACAAGTCTGAGGGACTTAACGACTACATGTTCTCATTTGTTATTGAAAATGACAAGTACGAAACATACTTCACCGAAAAATTGACTGATGCCTTTGTTACGGGAACTATTCCAGTATATTGGGGTACTCCCGACATTGGAGACATGTTCAATCTTGATGGAATGATTGAATTGACTCCAGATTTTGACATCTCAATATTGACTCCCGAACTATACGAAAGTAAAAAAGAAGCAATACAGGACAACTTCGAACGAGTACAAAAGATGTTGTCTGCTGATGATGTTTTATATAAACTAATACAAGGTTTATGATATACTTAGCTCACGCTGATCCATTGCGAAAAGATATGCTTGTTCAAGCAGACTTTCTGGTGAGATCTCATAAAGAAGTTGGTATAAAAGACCCATTAATTATTGTAAAAACTAATGAAAGAAAAAAGTTTAAACAATATGATTGTGTGGATGATTATGCAATGTATAATCGTTATATTGGTATAATTGAATATATCAAAAATAATAGGTTAGAAAATGAAACTATTTGTTTATTGGATTGTGATATGTTTTTTCACAAACAATATAAACCAATTTTAGTTGGTGATAATGAAATAGTGACTCAAAAATGGGTTGGTGGGGGAAATTGGCAGAAATTTTGGGAACTTTTTGATGATTCAAACTTTGATATTTTTAAACAATCAAAAAATATTGATTTGAGAAATCCTGTGACTATACACACCCCATTCTATGCAAAAGGTAATATATATTCAAATTTATTTAAAATAGCAATGAAGTCTGAGCAAATTATAAGAAAGAAAACTACTTGGTGGATGACTGAATTGTTGTGTCTTGGTTTTTCTTCTGCATGTTTAAATTTAAAAATAAAGTATGAAAATTTAGGAGCAGCTTGTTGGTTTGTGGATAATTATAAAGAAAATCCATCAGGAATGTCAGTAGATGACTATCCAATTATTCATTATTCCTGTCCAATAGAGGGAAAGGGTGGAACTACTATTAAAAAGTATAAAATGGAAGACACTAAGTTTATGTTGTCTGCTATTGATAATTTTGTAAAAACTGACAAAGCATATAGACAAGTAGATATAAAGACATTAGAATTCTTTAAAAGAATGTATGGATATAAAGGATAATTATGAAAACTGAAATTGTATCTTTTTATTGTGATATTGATAATCGTACTTACTACAGCGACCATGCTAGAAGATTGAGAATTAATTGTAATGAAAATAACATGAAACACGATATTCGTGAACTTCCATCGAAGGGAGAATATCGTTTAAATTGCTTATCTAAACCACAATTTATTTTGGATATTCTAAACGAAAAGAAAAGGCCTTTCGTGTGGATGGATGTAGATTCATTGATTCATCGCGAATTAAAGGTTTACGATGAAATCGAAGATAAATGTGACATTGCTTTTGCGTATCAGGGAATACCACAATTTATACCAGTTAATTATCCAAAGGCATCGCCAATATATTTTACATACAAACCAATTATTTTAGAATTTGTACAATGTTGGGTTGATGAATGTACCAAAAATATTAATGAAGGTGGAAAACTTTTTGATCATGAAGTTTTAATGCAGAAAGTTTTGCCGTTATATGTTCCAAAATTAACAATAGTACAATTGGGAATTAATTATGCAATATGGCCTGGTACTAGTATTCCACCAAATATGGAACCCATGATTACTATGGGTATAGCGGATGGTGAGTCCAAAGAAAAGGGATTAAGAGAAATGGGACTCAATGATAATGTTGTAAAATTTAATTTAGTTGGAAACAAACATGCAAAATAAATTTGTCTTATTCTGGCAACCAGCAGGAATGGGAGATATCTTATATCTCCAGAAGGCAGCACAACATTTTCTTGATCTGGGATATCGTGTTGTTTGGCCTGTGATTCCTGAATTTCTTTATGTTAAAGACTATATTCCCCATATAGAATTTTGTGATGTTAATAATCATTTTGATGGGTTTGAATATTATGGAAGAAGTGATATTATCAAAACCGATGAAATGATATATTTTCCACTACATCATGCACATTTGTTTTTAGATAACAACTACCGTAGTTCTGCTATGAGAGCAAAGTATCCTTTGTTTCAAAAATTAGGATACAGTATTGAAAGTTCAGATTGGGTGAATTATTTAAACTTCAAGAGAAATCCTGAACGAGAAAAACGATGTAAAGAGATTCTAGGCATAGAAGATGGGGAAGAATTCATATTCATTAATGATATGTTTGCATCTCCACCAAGCATCTATAGAAGAGAAATGCACATAGAAACCTCTCTCAAGAAAGTATATCACAAAATTGAACATATAAATCAATTTAATCTGTTTGATTTGTGTTGGGTTCTTGAGAATGCAAAAGAAATACACACTGTGGAAACCTCAATGTGCTATCTGGTAGAGCGTATAAATAAGAATAGCAAGTTGTTCATGTATTCGCGCAGAATCAACGGGCAAAATCAACACATTGATTTTTCTTATGTGAGTCACATTTACAAAAAAGAATGGAATTATATACTATGATGATTGAAATCTCAAATGGTGAATTAATAGACAAATATACAATTTTAGAAATTAAAGAAGAACATATTACAGATTCCTCTAAGTTGTATAATATCAAAAAAGAAAAATTTATAATTCGAAAAGAACTGGAAAAGATGAATTATCTTAATGAGTTTTCTGCTGAAATTGCAGAACTCAAAGATATTAATTCACAATTGTGGAAGATTGAAGATGAGATCAGAATTAAAGAATCAAGATTAGAATTCGATGAGGAATTCATTGAACTTGCAAGATCCGTCTACATGACAAATGATCGTAGATTTGCTGTTAAGAATCGAATTAATAATTTATCAAATTCGAACATCAAAGAAGAAAAGTCATATGCTTAACTTAAATGATGTGACTTTAGTTGCTATTGATGGGGTTGGAAACGATCAACTTTTACTGAAGGCAGTTAAGTATTCCATCAAAAATATTGACTTTAATTCGATTAAATATTTCACTTGTTCTGATTATGAATTGGAAAATAGTGAAAAAATTTTAATAGAAAAAATGAGTTGGAATGAGTGTCAAAAATTTACATTAACTATTTTACCAAAGCATATCGATACGAAGTATATGTTACTGATTCAAAATGACGGATTTGTAGTAAATCCACATTTATGGAATAATGAATTTTTAAAGTATGATTATATTGGCGCATCGTGGAATAGGGCAAATATGTATCACAATACTACAAAATGGCCTATTGTTCATAGACATTTAACTGAATCTAATTTAGAATATAATGTAGGCAATGGTGGATTTACATTAAGGTCTAGTAAATTAATGAAGAGAGTTTCTGAATTGTATATATCAGAATATGATGCAATTCCTGAAGATCTTGTTATAGCAGTTTGTATGAGAAAGCAATTGGAAGAAGAAGGTTTTGTTTTCGCCCCAACTGAAGTTGCTTTTAAATTTTCTTGTGAGATAAAAAATGTGGATGGAATAAATTTAAGTTCAGATAATACATTTGGATTTCATTGTGATGAGTCACACCCAGACAAATTTAAACTATTGGAGACTATATGAAAGTTTTAATTACAGGAGTTGCTGGACTACTTGGGTCCAGATTAGCAGATTGGATCATTCAAAACAATAAGGCTGAAGTATATGGTATTGATGATCTATCTGGTGGTTATATTGAGAATGTAAATAAAAAGGTAAAATTTTACAAGATCAATCTTGCCAGTGATAAAAATAAAGTAGAAAAACTATTTGAAAATCATAAGTTTGATTATGTTTTTCATTTTGCAGCATATGCTGCTGAAGGATTGAGTCCATTTATTCGTCAATATAATTATGAAAACAATCTAATTGCGACCACTAAATTAATTAATCTTTCAATCAAATACAGTATAAAAAGATTTGTTTTTACTTCAACTATGGCAGTTTATGGAAATGCGGAAGTCCCATTCCGAGAAGATTACAAACAAGAACCAATTGATCCATATGGAATAGCAAAATATGCATGTGAGATGGATATACATGTTGCGGGAGATCAGCATGGTTTAGATTGGTGTATTTTTAGACCACATAATGTTTATGGAGCAAATCAAAACATATGGGATAAATACAGAAATGTTATTGGAATTTGGATGTATCAGCATTTAAATAATATGCCAATGACAATTTATGGAGATGGTAGTCAAACTAGAGCATTTAGTTATATTGATGATTGTGTTCCTTATTTTTGGATGGGAGCAGTAGATGAAAGAGCATCAAAACAAATATTTAATATTGGTGGAGATGACCACATCACGATAAGTGATGCTTGTGATTTGCTCATAGATGTAATTGGATCTGGAACAAAGACTCATCTAGAACAAAGACATGAAGTAAAACATGCATGGGTTACACACGACAAGATTAAAAATATTTTAAACTATAAACAGACAACATCTTTGCGGGATGGATTGTCTTTAATGTGGGAATGGGCAAAGAAACAACCAATGAGAGAAAGAAAACTTTGGTCCAAATATGAGTTGGATGTTGGAATGTATAATTTTTGGAAAGTGAACAAATGAACAATACCATCAATGATAAAATACTTAAAACATACGAACATTTTGTAAATACTCCTTCTGATATTAATGAGCATATTCCAACTTTATTGGAATATGCAAAAGATTGTAAACACATAACAGAACTTGGAGTTCGATGGGTCATATCAACTTATCCATTCATACTTGCAAATCCTAATAAATTAGTTTCGATTGATATAAAACATCCAACAGATTGGGATAAAAAATATAATGTTGATGAAAGATTAAATGACTTAAATGATTATGCTAAAAATAATAATATAAATTATTCATTTATTTTAGGCGACAGTCTTGATATGAATATTGAAGAGACGGATTTATTGTTTATAGATACACTGCATGTTTATAGACAATTGAGTGAAGAATTAAAACTTCATGGAAATAAAGCAAAAAAATATATAATTTTTCACGATACAACTACCTATGGATTTATTGATGAGATACATGAAGATTTGGGATCCAAACTGTCAAAGTCAGTAACGATAAAAAGAGGATTGCAGGCAGCAATTTCTGAATTTTTAATTGCTAATTCTGAATGGTCCATAGATAAAATTTTTACAAATTGCAATGGATTAACAATATTAAAAAGAAATTAAAGGTTATTTTATATGAAAATTTTTGAAAGAGATACCGATATAATATTGCAAGGACCAATTTCACAAAATTATTATAATCGTTCTCTAATTGATACTCTTGATATTGCAAATGAATATTCAAAGGTGTGGTTCGTAAATAAAGTAATAGTTTCCACATGGAACGAAGAACCTATTCCAGACAAGTACAAGGACAATGAAAGAATTGTTATAATTCAAAGTGAAAAAATAACACCCCACTATAACAATATGAATCTTCAACTTAAGAGTACAAAGGAAGGACTTAAGCATTGTACATCTAAATATGCGGTTAAGATGAGAAGTGATCAACTCATATTTCCTAACTCATTATGCATGATGAAATCTTTTGTTGATTTTTATGTTGATGATGTAAATATAAAATTTACAGATGGAACTTCACCAAAGGGATATATTTTTGTGCATGGCATTGATGCAGATCGTCCTTATTTACTTCAAGATCATATCTGGTGGGGTTATACGGAAGATATAAATAAAGTTTTTTCTTGTGATTATTTAAATCAACATATATTTGATTTACCACCAAATGGAGATTCATCATATTATGATGATAAATTTAATATTCCTTCTTGGATTGGATTGAATTACATGAGAAAATTTGATGAAAGAATAGAAATTCATTATCAAAATCAACCAGAATATTTGTATACAATATCTCCAAAAAGAAATGAAGCACTTGCAGTATATGAAGAACTCAGAGAAAAGATGTTTAAAACATTTCCAAAGATCGATATGATATGGATAAAAAGATTGCCATATGACAATGGAAGATATCCATATCCATTGTATATGGGTTTGAAACATTATTTTTATGAAGAACAAATAGAAAAAACAGAATCTAAATACAATCCACAAAAAGGATTTTCTAAATACTTTTAAGAAAACTATATTATGAATACACAATACGACAAAACAATTTTTAACAAAGAACACGGATCTAATGTAAAAATTCCTAGAGATTTATTTAAAAATGTAGTTATTAATATAAATGATTTATTGAGTATAAATCACAAATATATGGGTGGTGGTATGTCACAAAATCAATTTGCCATACCAATTTTAGAGTATTATATAGATACTCATAGATTTGAATATATTGTCGAAATTGGAACTCAAAAAGGAGCATTGAGTACATATTTTGCTAACATGGCAGCAATAACTGAAAGATTTTATTTTGATACTTTTGAATTGAATCCTTATGTGGATTATTATTCTAGAACGAATGAAGGTTGTGGGCATTGGTTAGATAAAATATCCAAAATTTCTCCTTTTGTAAATTCTTATCATGGAAATTCTTTTTCTCGGGAAGTAATAGAACATATTAAATTAAATGTTTCTGACAAAAAGACTTTTATATTTTGTGATGGTGGAGATAAAATAAAAGAGTTTTGGATTTATTCTGAAATTATTAAACCTGGAGACTGCATAGCAGTTCATGATTGGGGAACTGAATTGATTATGGATTCAATACAAATACCAATTCAAAAGAACAATATGATTGTAGACGAACCATTTGCAACATCGTTTACATCATTTAAAACACAAATAATGCCTTTTATCAAAAAGTAATATGATTAATTTATTTGGAAATTCTGGTTGTAAAGTAACACTAGTTGATGATAAGACAATACGGAAACAGTCTAAAAATATTGAATATAATGAAAGATTGTTAAAACAAATAAATAAGCAAATAAATTTTAATCATCCCTTTATAAAAACACCAAAAGTATTTCAAACAGGATTTGAAAATGATTTGTTGTACTTTGATATGGAATACATTCCTGGAGTAAATTTAGCAATTTATTTTCAACAGAATTCATTAAAATCTTGTAAAAATATAATTGATTTATTTTCATTTAAAACGGAAAATAAAAAAGATATTTTTGAATTAGTAATGAAAAAGGCAAAAGAAATAAACATTGATGATGATTCATTAGAGATCATAAAGAATCAATCTTGGATTGTCTCTGATGGTTATTGTCATGGTGATTTAACTTTTGAAAATGTAATTATAAATAATAACGAAGTATATCTTATAGATTTTTTAGATTCATTTGTGGACTGTCCATTAGTCGATGAATCTAAAATGTTACAAGATGCTTTTTGTTATTGGTCATTTAAACAAAATATACCAAAAAGAAAATTGATTTCTGTTTGCGAAAAATTCGATACAAAACAACATTATTCTATGTTGTTGTTACATCTGTATAGGATAATTCCATATGTCAAAGCAGAAAAGAAAGAAACTATATTATGCATGATTCAAAAAGTGAAAACAAAAATAAACCAATTTTAATAATACCAGCAGCAGGAAAATCTTCAAGATTTCAAAATATGAAACCAAAATGGATGTTGACACATCCATCTGGAAAATTAATGATCGAAAAGGTTGTAGAGGGATTATCTATCGATGATTATTCTATGATTTATTTTGTAGTTTTGAGAGAGCATTGCCAAAAATATGAGGCAGATGTAATATTGAAACAATGTTTTCATAATATATCACATAAAGTGGTAATAATGGAAGAGTCTACAAATAGTAGTCCAGAAACTGTATATAATTGTTTAATAAAAGAAAATATTAGTGGACCAATAGTAGTAAAGGATTGTGATTGTTTAGTATCATATAATAGTCTAAATATGACAAATTTTGTTGTTGGTATAGATGTCAATTCCACTATTAAAAATATTCAACAAAAATCATTTATATTAGTCAATCAAGACAATATTATACAAGAAATAGTAGAAAAGAAAATAGTTTCTGATAAGATTTGTCTTGGAGTGTATGGGATGAATTCTTATGATTTTATAAAATCATTTTTTCGCTTGCATCAAACTATAGGAACAGAATTATATTTTAGTCATATAATTTCAGACATTATTGATACCGATAATAAAGTTTTTGTTGAGATAGATGCAACAGAATTTATAGATTGGGGAACTAAAGAAGAATGGTTTTCTTCGGCAAACCTTAAAAATACATATTTTATAGACATTGATGGCGTTGTATTGGTAAACACAGGAAAATATGGCAGCAAAAATTGGTACAATACCATAGAACCAATAGAAGAAAATCTAAAAATAGTAAAACAATTATCAGATGATGGACATGAGATTATTTTTGTAACATCAAGACCAAATGATGCTTTGGAAATGTACAAAAAATTATTAAAAGATAATAAAATAAATTATAAAATGATAATTGATTCTTGTTTACACTCGAAAAGAATAATAGTAAATGATTTTGCTCCAAGCAATCCATTTCCAAGTTGCTTGTCTATAAATATACCAAGAAATCAATTAATTGAACCATACCTCAAATAAATTTTACTATTCTTTATAAATCACTTGATAACAGAATGAGACATAGTAAAATAGTTTTAATGGGATTATAACCAAAGGAAAGAAAAATATTATGGAAAATGACATCAATAAAATTAAGTGGCGTTCACAACATGGTCAAGATAGATTTACTTTAAATGTATTAAAATACAAAAGAAATGGATATTTTGTAGATTTGGGTGCTGGACCACCAAGACATATAAGTAATACCTATGTGATGGAATCGGAATTCAATTGGAAGGGAATAGCAGTAGATATTCAAGATGCTTCTTTAGATCCAAATTCTGCTCCAAATGGAGAAACAGATTTTAAATCTTTCAGACCAAATACTGAATATTTAATAGAAGATTGTTTAAAAATTGACTATTTGGATTTATTTAAGAAACACAATTGTCCAACTACAATGGACTATTTGAGTTTGGATTTAGAACCACCATCGGTAACACTTAAATGTTTATATTTAATTCCTTTTGACACTTATAAATTTAATGTAATCACATTTGAGGTTGACAGTTATAGAGATTGTCCTCTTGATGGTTCAAGTGGATTGCAACGAATAAATGAATCTAGGGAATATTTAAAAAGTAAAGGATATATTTTTATCCAAAATGTAGCAAGTGTTGATGATTACTATATTCATAGTGATTTAATTAAAAATTAAAATAGATGATTAATATGAAAAAGATTCTTGTACTTGGCGGTGGTGGTTTTATTGGTTCTCATCTTGTAAAACGATTCAAGAGAGAAGGTCATTGGGTAAGAGTTGTTGATCTTAAATATCCAGAATTTTCAAAGTCTCCAGCAGATGATTTTATTATCGGAGATTTGAGACTACAACAAATTTGTGACAAGGCATTTGATGTTCAGTTCGATGAGGTATATCAATTAGCAGCAGATATGGGTGGTGCTGGATATATTTTTACTGGAGAACACGATGCTGACATTATGCACAATTCTGCACTCATCAATTTGAATGTCGTAGAAAGATGTCATAAGACTAAAGTAGGAAAGATCTTCTACTCGTCTTCGGCATGTATGTATCCAGCATACAACCAAGAAGATCCTGACAATCCAAAATGCTCAGAGGAGTCTGCATATCCAGCAGCACCAGATAGCGAGTATGGTTGGGAAAAACTATTCAGTGAAAGACTCTATCTTGCATATGCTCGCAATCATGGAATGCGAGTTAGAATTGCTCGTTATCACAACATCTTTGGACCAGAAGGAACATGGCAGGGTGGAAAGGAAAAAGCACCAGCAGCAATGTGTAGAAAGGTTGCACAGGTAGAGAACGGATCAGAAATTGAAGTCTGGGGTGATGGACAGCAAACTAGATCATTCTTGTATATCGATGATTGTGTTGATGCTACAATTCGTCTTATGAATTCGGATTGTACTGTTCCTGTGAACATTGGTTCTGAAGAAATGATTAAGATCAATGATCTTGCAGAAATGGCAATTGAGATTTCTGGAAAGAATGTTGATATCAAAAACATTGCAGGACCAGTTGGTGTTCGTGGAAGAAATTCTGATAATAAGTTGTTCAAGCGAATGATTGGTTTGCCAAACTATCGCTCATTGCGTGATGGAATGGAGTCTACATATGATTGGATAGAATCGCAAGTTTTGCAACAAAATAAAGTAGAATATTGCAATTCTGCTCAATTGGATATGGAAGACCGCTTTCGTAGATGAATATAAAAAATAAAATTTACTATTTGATTGGATACCTTGACGGGTATCCAATTATTTCTATACCAACTTTTAAAAAACAATTTAATAGCAAAGAACTAATAAAGAACTATTCTTTGGATAAAAATGTTAAATTTAAAATTCAATCTAAAGATGTTTTTCTTGGTTGGTAATGTATAAATACTTAAAAGGATTTTTGTCATGAAGAAAACTATTTCTCTGTGTATGATTGTTAAGAATGAATCTCATATTATTCACGAATGCTTGGAATCTGTTTATAAGCATATTGATTATTGGGTAATATCAGATACTGGGTCTACTGATGGGACTCAAGATATAATTAAGAAGTTCTTTGAAGGGAAGGGAATTCCAGGAGAACTTCATCAAGATGAATGGAAGGGTTTCGGTCATAATAGAAGTCTAGCATTGCGTCATTGCGATGACAAAGCAGACTATGCTTGGATGATCGATGCAGATGACAAGATTGATGGCAACTTTAAGTTTCCACCAAACATGGATGCAGATGGATATGTTCTTCGTCTAGGTCGTCCAGAGTTTTCTTGGTGGCGTACACAAGTATTCAAGACTGCCTCTCGTTGGAGATATGAAGGTGTTCTACACGAATATCCTGCAACCGATGTAAAAGAACCAACTCTTGCAAAGATTGAGGGTGATTATTATTTGAATGCAAGAACTCTTGGTGCTAGAAATGTTGGAATCACTCCTGTAGAAAAATATACAAAGGATGCAGAACTTCTAGAGAAGGCATTAATTGATGAACCATTTAATGCCAGATACCAATTTTATCTTGGTCAATCTTACTTCGACTCACAACAATGGGAAAAGGCGATAGTGGCATATCAAAAGCGTGTTGATATGGGTGGTTGGCCTGAAGAGGTTTATTATTCGATGTATAGAATTGCCGTATCTATGGCAATGTTGGATAAACCATGGCCTGAGATACAACAAAAATTCTTAGATGCGTATAATTATAGACCAAGTAGAGCAGAACCATTGGTTCATATCTCTCAGGTCTTGCGTCAAAAGTATAATCAACCAGCAGCAGCATTTGTTTTTGCAAGACAAGCGGCAGAAATACCATTTCCACAAAATGAAATTTTGTTTGTTCCAAACATCATATATTCATTCCATGCATTAGATGAAGTTTCAGCAACTGCTTATTCTGCGGGAAGACCAGATATTGGTTATTTGGCATCTAAGAAACTTTTAACATCTGGAGTTGTTCCACCTGACGAATTGCCAAGAGTTCAAAATAACTATATTCAATATGAAAGAATAATGCAACAATATGCAAAAGACAATCCGCAGAAAGTCCAGCAAGTACAAAAACAAGTAACTGAAGTACAAAAAAAGAATAAGTTCAAGGATCGAAAAATTAAACATCGTTGAGGTATAAATAATGGTATACCAAAAATATGCCATTTCCACTAAATCCTTCAGTCGGTGAAACATATACAGTCTCTGGACACATCTGGTCTTGGGACGGTTATGGTTGGAAGGATACTGGAATATGTGGGTCTGTACAATATAGTTTTGCTGGAACAAATAATTATACAGTAGGAGTTTGTGCTCCAAGTTCTAACGAAGTTGGAGATAAATGGTTTAATACAGAAGACGCGACAGAATACACATACATTTATGATGGTACTTCGTACCAATGGATTGAGATGGGTGAAGGTTGCCCATCTTTTTCTGTTTCATATCCGACTCCAACAATAGATTTTCCATCTCTTCCCTGTTCTGGGGATACTTACGGATATGCTGGTAAAGTTTGGGAATGGAATGATTATGGTTGGAAGATTGTATGTGCAGGAAGTTCTGGTGGTGGAGTTGTAGTAGGTTCTAGTGGTGGGGTTATTAACATTAATGGTGCGAGTGGAATTGTATCAATTGTTGGAACCACACAAGAGGTAGAAGTTACAACTTCAGTCGCAAATAGTCTGATCACCATTGGTCTTCCGAACAATGTAACTATAACAAATAATTTACAGGTAAATAACGATATAAATATTAGCGGAAGTGTAATAGCAATAATTGATGGGGGAACATATTAATGGCAACAATTAAATTTAAACGAGGTGGAGCAACACCAACGGGATTGGGATTGACTGCTGGAGAAGCAGCATGGAAATACAGCACAAATCAACTTTATGTTGGTGTTACTAGCGATCCTCCAATTTGGATTGGTGCTCAGATAGAAGATAGTCCAACTTGGGCGAATGGTAGCACAATGATGCTTGCCACCCAAAATGCCATTAATACTCAGTTCATGCCAAAGAGTGGTGGAACTTTTACTGGAATAGTAAGGTTACAAAATCAAATTGGAATTTGTTTTGGTGATGCTGATTCTACTAATTATATTGGAATTCGAGCACCAACAACAGTTGCTACAAATTACACTTTAACTCTTCCAGACAACGATGGTGATTCTGGATATGTACTTTCTACTGATGGGTCTGGAGTTTTATCTTGGATTGCCACTGGAGCAGCAACTAGTGTATCAATAACAGATTCTAATGCTGACGATAGGACAATCTATCTTGCTGGTGCTACTTCTGCTGGCAGTAGAACATTATATATTGATACAACAGGACTCACTTATAATTCAAGTACAAATTTACTTGCAAACAATGGAGGTTTGAATTTAGGTGGAAATCTCAATGTTGCTGGAACTTCTACACTTACTGGAAATGTTACAGCATCTGGGGATCTTACAGTTACGGGAAGTCTCACCGTAAATGGAACGACTACAACTGTCAATAGCAATACAATGACAGTTGATGATCCATTGATTGTTTTGGGTACATCTGGTGGTGTTGCAATTTCTGCATCTGATAGTGCCAAAGATCGTGGTGTTGTATTTACATATTTTGATACCGCTGGTAGAACAGGGTTTTTTGGATTTGATGCAAGCACCTCACGATTTACTTATGTTGCCATAGGAGCAACTGTAACTAATGAAATAATTTCTGGTGGAACTGCTGGAGATGCACAATTTAGATCTCTGTATTTGACAATGCCTTCTGGTGCTTTTGTTGGTGGACTAACACTTACAGCACTTGCAGCAAATAGAACATATACTCTCCCAGATCACACTGGTTCAGTTGTTGTTCCATCAGATCTTGGTACATCTGATTATATTTTGAAGTCAAACGGTACTACTTCACAACCAACATGGATTAATGCAAATGCAGCAGGATTTACTGCATATGCTGCTGGAAGATTGACTAATAATCCTAAAATTGCTCTTAGTGGAGATGTGACAGCAACTGGAGTCACATTCGATGGAACTTCAAATATAACTATTAATACTACGATTGCTGCAAATTCAGTAGAACTTGGTACAGATACGACAGGTCAATATGCTCGAACAATAGCATCTACTGGTTCTGGTCTTAGCATAACAACCGCAGAACTTACAGACGGCACTGATTATACCATAAGTTTAGCAAAAATAAACTCAGGTATAGATTTTGGACCATTTGCTTTTACTACAGGTGAATTCACAAACAATGGTTCTGGTACTGTTGCTATAGGTATAGTAGATGGTGGTTCATACTAAATAATGAGAGGTTTTAAATTATGGCAGAAATTAATTATCATGAAACAATAGTAATTCCTAATCTTTATAAAAAATTACATACTTCAATTTCAGAGAACATAACTTTAGAATTAAATTTGCAAATAGAACAAGCAAAGAATAAAAGTTTAATTGAAGATCGAGAGAGTCAATTAACATCTATGCTTGAAGAAAATTCAAATTTAAAACAACAAATTAAAAATATACAAGACATTCTCAACGAAAAAGAAAAACTAAAAACAGAACTTGTGAATGTCAAAAGAGATTGTGATGCTCTAAATTCTAAATTTAATAATGAAGTTGGTAAATATAATATTTTAACAAATGATTATCTTTCATTGAAGACTAATTACGAATCTCTTCAGAAGGAAAATAAAGAATTAAAAAATAATTATGAATCTCTTCAGAAACAAAATGAAGAATTACAAAAACCAAAAGAGAAAAAGAAAGTAAAAAGAGAAGAAATTTTGACTGCTGAATAAACATGGCAAAAATTAAGATAAAAAATAATTCATCAGGTGGTGCAGTTCCTAGTGGTTTATCTGCTGGAGAACTAGCAGTCAATTTAACTGACAAAAAATTATATATTGGAACAAGTGATATTAGTGGAAGTTTTTTTCCATTTCTGCCAGGAGTATCAGCAATTGCAGCAGGGAGTGGAATATCACTCGCAAACGGAAAAACACAGGGTGATGTTACTATAATAAATGCTGGTGTTACCAGTATATTTGGACTTACAGGAATTGTTGGACTTACTGGAACAGATGGAATAACATTATCAGTTAGTGGAAGAACATTGACTATTCAAGGACCAGGTGCTGGATCTGGTTCTGGTTCTGGATTGACTAGTGGTATCACTGCCTTTTCATTTGGATATCAATTAAAAGGAAGTCAGTTAACACCATCTGATACCTGTAAGTTCTATTTAAGTGGTAGTGGTTTAAATTATTTTTTAAACTTAACAAAAACTGCCGCAAATAATAACAATACAGATAAAACTACTACAAATTTGCAAGGTTTATTGGAAGATGCAAATTATTCTCCAACATTGCATTGTGTAAATGAAAGAACAAAAAGAGTAATTGTTTTTCAACCAGTTACTACTAGTACAACTTTTACTTTAGCACCTGGAACTGGACAATTCTCATTAGTTCGTAAAACATTCGGTGGTCAAAGTGAAAGTGATTTTACTACAACTGGAACAGGATTATCTGGCGATTGGATTACTATTCATTTTACACTCAGTCCTACTCCTGGTGGATTTGCTTTTACATCTGGTGGTGGTTTGTGTGCAGCATCAACGACACCAACTATAATAACAGACACTGATGGCATTACCCATACATCTGTATCGCAAGAATTTCTTATAGATCCAACAAATATTACAGATATCAATGGAGCATCAGCAATAGATGAAGCAAATGATGGATTTATATTTTATGATATTAACGCAACTGGAACTAAATTAAGAAAAACTACTTTCAAGAAAGCGGTTTTGGATTCTGCCGATACTTTATTTTTGACAAGAACTAGTAGTCAGATATTAAAAGGTAAAGATACATCTGCTATTTATTTTGATGCTGTTAATGCGTCTACAATTTCTGGATCTGATAATGGTCTATTAACTGGTGCTACTGCGTTTAAATATCTTGAAGCAAATACTGTCAAGAGTTTAAATGGAAATACTGGACATGTTTCTATTAATATAGTTAACACTTACAATGGTAGAACTGGAGATGTTCAAGGTGTATCTGCTGCTGTCGGTGGAACTGCAATATCGGTATCTGGTGCTACTGGATCTGTAACAATCACAAATACTGGTGTGTGGTCTATAAATGGATCTACTGGTAATATTACTGGATTGAGTGCCAGCACAGTGGTGCTTGGAAGTACCAATATTAATGCTACAAGATATCTTGTGTTTGCAGCAACTGCTGGAGATCAGAGTCTACTAGTAGACAATATAACAACACCATTGTCTTACATCCCAAATAGTGGAACTATTGGTGCAAAAGTATTTGAGGCAACACAGGGTACATATACCGCAAAAATTGATGCACCTATTGGTGCGATATATGTTTCAGACTCTTCTAGTGGTAATGTAAACACTGCTACTCCATATGGTTTTGAATATAATAGTTCTGTTACTCCATACATCTTTGCCTCTTTATCAACTCCTATATTGTTCATAACACCATCTTTTAGAATATCAGATGGTGATTACGATCAGGCCTATGGTCCATCGACATGGGGATACACATTCGCCTCTGCAACTGGTGCTAGTGGTCAAGCAATGTTAACAACTGGTGATGGTCAATTATATTGGGGAAATTCTGTATTCTCATTTAATGGACAAACTGGTGCAGTAGTTGGTGTATCTTCTTTCAATGGATCAACTGGTGCAGTAGTTGGTGTATCTTCGGTAAATGGTCAAACTGGAGCAGTTAAAGTTGGAAGATCTATTTCGGTATATGCTCCAACAACATCTGACAATATCACGATGTTCTATACAACAAATGCTTTGACTTTAACAAATATTGAGTCTGTGTTGAGAGGTAGTGCTGGTCCTGGAGTAACATTCAGTGTTAAATATGGAACAGATAGATCTGCTGCGGGAACTGAAGTGGTAACTAGCGGAATTAAATGCACAAACACAACAAACGGATTGAGTACAACATCATTTAACAGTGGAACTATAACAGGATCAAGTTTTGTTTGGTTGACTGTATCTGGTGTTAGTGGTACTGTAAATGAGTTAAGTGTAACATTGGAATTCTAATATGAGTAGTTGGAAAATATGGTATAATAATGGTTTAATAATAACAGGAAGTACAGTAGAAGAATGGATTGCTTCTCCTGAAGATGGTGTTCTGGGAATTTATGAATTCTTAGGATGGGATAATGGATTGAAGATGGGAAATATTCATGTGTATGGAGATTGGTATTGGATGAGCAATAATGGATCAATCGGACAAAGTGAATCTTTGACAACCGATGGAACTTTTGTAAATCCAAATAATCCCAATGGATCATTTCTTAAACGGGGAGGAATGACATCTCAAGAAGAAATGAATATTGCATTTAATCAAATATTAATAGAGGCATCTGATGGCAACTAGACATTATCTATCTCGTTCTACATCAGATCTCACTGGTGGATCAGATTGGAATAGATATTTAAAATATAATACAGACGGAACACCCGCAACAATTGCTGCTTCAATTGCTGCAAATTCTATAGAAACTCAAAGAGCATTTACAGAACCTCTTCACCCTGGAACAAAAGCATCAGTTACTGGAAATTATACAGTATTAGTAAAAATAACAACAGGACAATCACTTGCTAATATTGCAATTACATTACATCGTGTCAATTCTTCTGGAACAGTGCAGACAAGTTCTTCTTTGACGGCATCACAATCAGCAAGTGCAGGGACAAAAACTTTTACTCTTACCTCTGTAAATCTTGGAACATTTGCCGAAACTGATCGTTTACGAGTAGATTATGTAATGACAGGCATTGCAATGGGTGCTGTAACAATAACTCTTGCCACAGAAGATCCTGATTGTTATATTGAAACGCCATTCAATGCAAGATTTTTTACATCATCTCCATGACTTTTTAGTTGTCTAAATAATTAAATAATAATGGAGAACAAATGCCAGCATCAAGATATGATATTTTAGCAGAGCAAGGGTCTACCTTTAAACTACACTTGCATTACAAATATTCTGGAGGAACTGGTATTGATTTGTTAAATTATACTGGTGCTATGCAAGTCCGTAAGTCAGCAAAAGATGATAAAATTCTTTTGTTTTTGACAAATAATGGAGTCACTGGTGGTGGATCTACTGGAGAATTTTTATCTGGATATGGTGTTGCTGGTATTGGTGGAATTAGTTTTAATACGGCAACAGATGGATCAACTGGTTACACTGGTGGAGTTTTAATTAGAGTTGATTATAATACGATGAAAAATGTTCCAGATGGAAAACATTTTTATGATTTTGAATTAACAAATAGTGTAGGTGAAGTTCAAAGATTAATACAAGGTTCTTTCGAAGTAAGTAGAGAAATTACGAGATAAAAATGTCAAATCAAAACGATGTGGCAACCTTAGTAGTAACTACTTTCAGTGGAACTGGAACTGAAATATTTGTTAATACAAATTTAACTACCAATACTGTAGTAGAAAAAACAAAAGAAGCAGCAGTCTTATATGTTTCTTCTCCAGGTGTTGCCATATCTGGTCCACAGGGAATTCGAGGTCCAACAGGACCAACGGGACCAGCTGGACCAACAGGTCCAGTTGGAACTTATGTTTCATCATTAAATGGTTTTTCTGGTGGTGTTACCTTATATGGTGGAACACAAATATCTTTAAATTCTTCACCCTCTGGAATAACTATAAATTTTTTGAAAACATTAACTGTTAAGGGTGCAGTGTATGATATCCAGGTTGCAGATACTGGTGTTGGAGATAATAAAGATTTACTTTCTGTTAATAACTTTAGATTGGCAGAAGGTACTTTTGATTTAATTATTCCAAAAGGTCTAGTGGTATCTAATGATGGGTATGTAGAATTTCCAGATGGAACTACACAGGACACTGCTTTTAGATCTACTGGAGTAGTTACAGAAATTTTTGGTGGAGACGGAATAACAACTTCTGATTCTACAGGTTCTGTGACTGTAACAAATACTGGTGTATTGTCCGTAAATGGACTAACTGGTATTTTGGGTATTTGTGGTGGATCTTTTGTAACAATTAGTTCTGTTGGAAAAACTTTAACTATTTCTTCTACTGTTACAACAGGTCCAACTGGTCCAACTGGTTCAGCGGGACCAACTGGTGCTACTGGATCTCAAGGCATTCAGGGACCAACTGGAGCAACTGGTTCACAAGGTATTCAAGGTCCAACTGGTCCAACTGGTGCTACTGGATCTCAAGGCATTCAGGGACCAACTGGAGCAACTGGTTCACAAGGTATTCAGGGTCCAACTGGTGCTACTGGTCCAACTGGATCTCAAGGTATTCAGGGTAATACAGGTTCTACTGGTCCAACTGGATCTCAAGGTATTCAGGGTAATACAGGTTCTACTGGTCCAACTGGATCTCAAGGT